ATGTCATCACCAGCTTGATAAACAGTTGCCTTATCAGTACCTATCACAATGCTAATAGCATCGGATGGAACTAATGACCAATCAATACAAGCAGAGCCATCAACTATTTCAACAGGTAGTGTAATCATGGGTAAATCACCGCAAGATAAGATTCAAGAGAAAGGGTATCACTAGGGTTTGTAGCTGTAATCGTAACGTCAAAAGCAGCCGTCAAAGTCTTTGTTGTAGCTGTTACAGGAGCAACAGTCATACTGGTCACAAAGTCCATCGTATTACGCTGAGAATCAACAACACCCCTTTGAGCAATACGATATTGCGCCCTAGTAGCAGTAGCGCTCATCGTATGAGTTGCAATAGTAGTACCACCGATAGCCAAAGTGATAGTCCGCGTACCAACAGACCCACCACTAGAAAAGTCACAGGTGATTACCATCTGACTATCCAAATCCATGTAATTAGCAGGAACACTAATAGTAGCTAAAACAGCATTAGCACCAGAAGCACTCGTAGCCTGCACACCACTCTTGGCAACAGCAAAAGGACTAGACGAACCTACACGACCCATTCCCAATATAGCATGCTGAACAATATGCTCTCCAATCGTCATCAAATTCATTGTCTAACCCACCCACTCACACCAGTGATATTCCCAGAAGTGTAAGTATACGTCTGACGATACGTAGCAGTAGCACCACTCTCCAACGTTATAGCAGTCTGTGCATAATTCAACACACTACCCGTATAACTGTAACTAATAGCCAAACTACCCAAATCCAATAACTGACCATCCAACGTGGCCACATAATTACGATGCTCACTCATACAAATATCCCTCCAGAATTGCACCAAGCATAACACCGTGGAAACTACGTAGCAAGTAAATGAAAATGAACATTTTATGCAGATGGGTATATACGGTAGTGAGGCACCCCCACTTGTTCCTTGACCGTAGGGGGGGGGTTGAACCAGCCTATACACTGCAAGGCCTGCCATGTAAGTAAGCGCTACCATACTGTGCATGCCTAGCTACCTATGCAGTGAACCAGTGTAGCGTGTAAGTCATTGATTGGATTGGAGTTATTGCTGTTCGGATAATGTACATCTATTTAACATAATGTCCGTTATGCGAAGTGGATGATTATCGTCCAGTGTGATGCGGTGCCAGTGATGCTGGGCGAGTGTGATTTGAAATCGAGGTGGATGGTATGAGTGACTTGACCGGACTAGGCTCTGTATTTGATTTCGGCAGCAAGGTAATCGACAAGATATTCCCTGATGCGTCAGAGCGTGATAAAGCCAAGCTCGAATTGATAAAGGTTCAGGCTGACGGGCAGCTCAAGGAATTGGAAATACAGCTCTCTGCGATACTTGCTGAAGCTAACTCAACAGACCCATGGACAAGTCGTGCTCGCCCGTCATTCCTTTACGTGGTGTACATCCTGATTCTGTCGAGTATCCCTATGGGCATTCTGTACGCTTACTCACCTGATACTGCTACGGCTATATCTACGGGCTTCTCAGCGTGGTTGAATGCTATCCCTCCTGATATTATCGACCTGTTCCAATACGTCATGTTGGGATATATAGGAGGTCGCTCATTCGAGAAGCTGAAAGGGGTTGCAAAATGACTATCAGCAAAAACATGAAAGCTTTTCTAGATATGATCGCCGTCAGTGAGATAGGCAAGGGGCTTCTTGCTGTCAGTGACAATGGCTATAACGTCATCGTTGGATCAACGCCTACACATCCGATGCTGTTTGCTGATTACAGTCAGCACCCAAAGGTACGAGTACCTGCAATGAATAGCGATGCCGCGGGCCGGTATCAATTCATGGGGCGTTATTGGTCATACTATCAAAACAGCTTGAATCTTCCAGACTTCGGACATGACTCACAGGACAAGTGGGCAATCCAGCTTATCAAAGAATGTCGCGCTGTTGATGATATTGAGGCTGGCAGGATTGAGTCAGCAATTATAAAGTGCCATTCTCGCTGGGCTAGCTTTCCAGGTGCAGGCTACGGGCAGCACGAGAACAAAATGGATGTTCTTGTGGCTGCGTATAAGGAATCAGGCGGCACTATTTCGGCATAAGAGCTGTTATTTTTGGGGTGAACTTATGGATATTATGCAATCACTTGAGAAGAACGTCAGAAAGCCTCGTGAGGGCAATATCGAGCGAATTTACTCACGAAAGCAGATAGAGCAGTCTTTTTTGGAGACTTTCGAGCTGGTTGGCGGTGTTCCTCGGCTTGCTTCATGGGCTAATAATGAGGAAAACTACGGTCAATTCCTGAAATTGCTTATGGTAATGGCTCCAAAAGAGGCAATGGCTCAACATACAGGAAATGTGATTGAATATCGCTCAAATATCCCTGCCTCTCCTCTTAATCGACCTGCAATAGAAGATGGTAATGTCGTCGGTTAGCCTTCAATCAAGCTACACGCCTAGAGATCATGCCCTAGCGTTCCATGCTAGAGGTGAGCGGTTCTCTATCTGTGTGCTTCATCGTAGGGCAGGCAAGACGGTTATGGCTGTCAATGATTTGATTGACAAAGCCATCCAGTGCAATCTGCCATTCCCTAAGTACGCTTATATTGCTCCATTCCGTGAACAGGCAAAGTCGATAGCTTGGCAGTACCTTAAGCACTATGCAGCCCCTTTGATTGATAAGGTCATGGAGTCTGAATTGTCGGTATTGCTCAAGAATGGGGCAACTATCCGGCTTTATGGTGCTGATAATCCAGATGCTCTCCGTGGTAACTACTTTGATGGGGTGGTAATCGACGAATATGCTCAGATTCATCCTACTTTGTACGCTGAAATCATAGCTCCTGCTATTTCAGATAGGAAAGGGTGGATTGTGTTCCTTGGTACTCCTCATGGCAGAAACCACTTCCATGATTTGTGGGAAGGCGCACAAGGGCAGAAACATTGGTATACCCTTATGTTAAAGGCTTCAGAATCTGGCATTATTGATGCTGACGAACTGGAGTTGATTAGAACAAACCCGGGAACGGACTCAGAAACCTACATGCAGGAGATGGAATGCTCATTTACTGCTGCTGTCAGGGGTGCGTTTTACTCAGACCAGATGGAGAAGCAATCAGCTACTAATGAAGGGGTATTTCCGTATGATCCATCAAAACTTGTCATTACTGCCTGGGATATTGGTTACACTGATGACACAAGTGTATGGTTTGCTCAGGCAAACGGTCAAGAACTTGCTATTATTGATTTCTTCACTGTTAGCGGTTTTAGCGTTGACGATGTTCTGGGAGTATTACGGGACAAACCTTATGCTTATGGTACTGCTTATCTACCTCATGATGCCAAAAACAAATCCTTCCAGACAGGAAAATCCGTAAGAGAGCAGTTTATTGCTGATGGGATGAAGGTTGAGATTGTCCCTAGTCTGTCGATTCAGGATGGTATTCAGGCTGTCAGGAAGTCATTACCGCAGTGGTATTTTAACGTTTCCAGCCCTGATGTAAGGGTTGGGGTATCTGCGTTGAAGTCTTATCAGAGGGAATGGGATGCCCGTTCCCAGATGTTCAAATCCTCACCAAAGCATGATTGGTCATCAAACCCTGCCGATGCTGCTCGTATGTTAGCACTCGCTACCAATAAAAGCGCATTGAGACAAGCGGGGAAATCACGTATAGTGGGGCAACAGATTCCTGTTAACGCAGAGATGAAACTATTTTCACTTTTTGCAGAGCGTGAGAAACGAACTGCTGGGGTTGTGCGTATATGAGCAAGCAGTGGAGCGCCAAATTAACCAAGGCAGAGAAGTTTCTCAGTGAGGCTCATGCCCATGGTGGCAGGGTTTATGCCAGATACAAGGATGATAGAGGTGATTCTGCCCTATCGAGAGCGCCAAGAGCCAATCTATTCTATTCAGGCGTTCAGACTCTAAAAGAATCACTTTTTAACTCGTTACCAAAGGCAGATGTTTCACGAATTAATCGTGATGCTGATGATGACGTTGCCCGGGTTGCTGGTCTTATCATGCAGCGTGGTCTCAACTATGAGGTTCAGTGTGCAGATGATTTCAAGGGATCAGTAAGGGCTGCAATACTTGATAGACTTGTGCCTGGCATTGGCACTGTGTGGCTTCGATTTGAGATGGAAACCACAGAAGAAGGCGCTCCAATGTCAGGGTCTGAGGCTATCTTCATTGACTCGGTGTATTGGGAGGATTTCCTGTATCAGCCATCAAGAACATGGAAGGACGTTACTTGGGTTGCCCGTAAACTTCCATTGACCAAGAAAGAAATCGTTGCCCGTTGGGGTGAGGATGCGATGGATAAGGTGGAGAGTGAGAAGAATAAGACTTCTCTCACGCCTAAAGAAATCACTGATGGCAAATACATTGTCTATGAGATTTGGGACAAGTCAGAAAGAAAGGTAATATGGACAACTAAGGGCGCGGATACTCCACTCGAGGAGAAAGACGATCCTTATGGTCTAAAAGACTTCTTTCCTTGCCCGCCTCCATTGATTGCCAATACTACCACTACGGCATTCTTGCCAGTTACTGACTACCATCAGTCACAGGATCAATACAATCAGCTTGATATTCTCTACGCTAGGATTGCTGTGCTTATATCAGCAATAAAGGTCGCAGGTGTTTACAATGGCTCTGAAACAGCTATTGGTCGTATGTTTGAGTCTGCTGAAAATACACTGATACCTGTTGAAAACTGGGCTATGTTCACTGAGGCTGGCGGTACGGCCGGAGGGATTCAGTGGTATCCAGTTGAGCAGGTTGGCGGCGTGTTGCAGATGTTGCAACAGCAATATGAGCATATTAAAGCTGTGTTGTTTGAGGTCAGCGGGTTATCTGATATTCAGCGCGGTGTAACGAATCAATACGAAACGGCTGAAGCTCAGAAGATCAAAGCGCAGTTTGCCAGCGGTCGTATGTCAGGCTATCAAAGGGATGTTTCCGAGTTTGTATCGTCTATCCTGAACATTATGGGCGAGATGGTTGTTCAGCTTTACTCTGATGAGAAGCTGCAACAGATTGTCGGTATGCTCAGTGAGCCTGATATGGCTCTGGTTCCTCAGGCTATCGAGTTATTGCGTAATGATGAGCTGGCCAGCTATCGGATAGTCGTGCAGGCTGACTCATTGGTTCAAGCTGATTGGGCGCTTGAGAAGTCACAGCGTATGGAATTGATGGGCTATGTAAGCCAGTTCTTACAAAGTGCCGTTCCTGCCATGCAAACGAATCCAGGGCTTGGTCAGATACTGTTGACCATGTTCAAGTTTACCCTGATGGGTTATCGTGGTGCTTCTGAGATTGAGGGGGTGTTGGATGCGGAACTTGAAAGGCTCGGCAAAGAAGCACAACAGCCAAAACCGCCACCTGGTCCAAGCCCTGAAGAAATTGCGGCTCAGGCAGAGCAGGCAAAGATGCAGGCTGAAATGCAGTTGAAGCAACAAGAAGCTGAACAGAAGTTTATGCTTGAACAGCAACAGTTAGCGGGAAGAATGGAGCTTGAGAGAGTTCAGTCAGAACAGGATGCAGCTATTGCCCAACAAAAGGCAGAGCTTGAGGCTGAATTGGCTGGCCAGAAACTAGCTATGGATGCTGCATTAGAAAATCAGAAAATGGAGTTTGCCAGAGAGAAGCACGAGCAGTCTATGGCCTTTGCTGAACAGAAGTTTGCAATGGAAATGATGATGAAAGAGCGTGATTGTTCTATGAAAAATGACCAGCACGATCAGAAAATGGAAGCCATGGAAACTGCGGCAGATATGAAAAGCGAAACGTCTGGAGATGATGATTAATGCCAGTCTATACAGGATTGTGTATTGAGTGCGAAGCTGTTACTGACTATATAAGGCCGGTAGATGAAAGGCTTGATACTCCTCCATGTAGGGTGTGTGGCAGTGAAATATCACTTGCTATCCTTACTCCTCCAAAGACATTTGTCAGAGGTAGGTTTCAGGCATTCAGGTCTACAGTTGACGGTACGGTAATTGATAGCCACAGAGCAATGGAAGAACATAACAAGCGTAATGGTGTTGTGTGTTTGGCTGATGGCTATAGTAATGAATCTATCTTGGCAGGGCTTCCACAGAAGAAGGCCGAAAAGCTGGATACAAAAGAGCTGATGCAGGATATTGCTGAAGCCGCAATCCACGTTAGAGATGGCTATAGGCCGTTAGAGGTGCAAAGTGAGCAATGAAGATCGTACTATTGAAGATGAACTTAGAGAAGCAATGGCAGCAACTACTGACGATACTACATCCACCGATGTGGTTGATGATGCGGTGGTTGAAACTACTAGCGACAGAGATGAAAACGGCAGGTTTAAGTCTAAAGATAAAACTGAGCCTTCTGCTGAATCGGCTGTTGAACAACCCGCCACAGATGAGGAGCCTGCTGGGAAATGGTCACCTGATCGCCCTCCGTCTAGCTGGAAGCCTAAAGCGCGTGAAGGATGGGCTAATCTTCCGCTTGAAATCCGTGAAGAAATCATACGACGAGAAGAAAACCACAATGTAGGTGCTGCCAAGCTACAAGAGCAATTTGCTCCTCTGAAAGAGCTTCAGCAATACATGGCTCCAGTGATTAATGAGCTAAATCAGCTTGGAGTAAGCCCTCAGCAACATCTTGATAGAGTATTGGGCGCTGAACGAGTGCTAAGAACAGCAGACCTGCCGACTCGGTTTGAGGCTCTGATGGGTATTGCTGATGACTATGGGATACCTTTACGGGACATAGTCAACAAGTCTGTTGGGCAAGAGGTGTTAAAGTCGCCACAGCCTGGCATGGTTATTCCTGAGGAAATCCGCAGTGAGCTGGCTGAAATACGAGCATGGCGTGAAGGGCAAGAACAGACCATCATTAACAGTGAGGTTGAGTCTTTTGGCTCTAATCTTGAGTTCTTTGGTGATGTTCGAGTCCACATGGCTGAATTGCTTGAAAGAGGCGTTGCTAATGACTTGCAGGATGCCTACGACAAGGCTATCTGGATGAATCCTGAAATACGGGAAGTCATGCAAAGTCGGATGGCTCAACCACAGGTAGTAAACCCTGTAGCTACAAGACAGGCCAAGGCTGTCGGCGTTAGTGTTAAGCCTTCAGGGTCTGTCGCTGTTGAAGTAGATGATGAGAATGATTCTATTGGTGAAACACTAAGAAAAGCATTTAATTCTGCTTCTGGGCGGTTGTAAGCACTCACTTACTATGATAGCATTTCTTCACAAGTGGAAACCCCACTAACATTTTGAGGAAACCCCTCTACGGTTGTTGTTCATTAACTTAACTTTGGAGGGGATGCTATGTCATTCGCTAATGCCTCGGTCAGCGACATTATCGCTACCACGATTGAAAAACGCAGCAAGAAGATTGCTGATAACGTTCGCAAGAACAATGCCATTCTGACTCGTCTGGAAGCTCGCGGTAAAGCGCGTCCGTTCTCTGGTGGTCGTTTGATCTATGAAGAACTGTCTTTTGCTGAAAACTCAAACGCTGGCTTCTATTCTGGCTATGACTTGCTGCCTGTTGCTGCACAAGATGTAATCAGTGCCGCTCAGTTTGACATCAAGCAAGCAGCCTGCCCTGTTGTTATCTCGGGTCTGGAAATGTTGCAGAATGCTGGCCCTGAGCAGATGATCGATCTGTTATCAGCCCGTATTGATGTTGCTGAATCTACCATGCAGAATCTTATCTGTACTGGTCTGTACGGTGATGGCACAAGCTATTCTGGTAAGTCGATTGTAGGTCTGGATGCAATGTGTCCTGATGTTGCAACAGCTTCTCAGACAGACACTTATGGCGGCATCGACCGCACTACTTGGTCTTTCTGGCGCACTCAGTACAACGGTTCAGCGGCTGCTGCAACTATTCAGGCTGATTTGAATGCTATGTGGGCTAAACTGGTTCGCGGCATGGATCGTCCGGACTTGATTATGGTCGATAACGTGTTCTGGGCTAAGTATGTTGCCAGCTTGCAAGCTAATCAGCGTTTCACTAACAGCAACGAAGCTGATCTTGGCTTCCCGTCTGTTAAGTTCATGGATGCTGATGTTGTGCTTGATGGTGGTATTGGTGGCGTTTGCCCATCTGGTACTGCGTTCATGCTGAATACCAAGTATGTCCATTATCGTCCTCATAGCCAGCGCAACTTTGTGAGCCTGTCTCCGAACAAGCGTTATTCCATCAATCAGGATGCTGAAGTGCAGATTCTTGCATGGGCTGGCGCATTAACTTGCTCTGGCGCTCAGTTCTCTGGCCGTCTGGCTGGTGTGACCTGATAAAACAATACCCCTGGAAGGGGGTATTCTTTAACTATTTGAGGTAACTATTATGAATATTCTTGGTTTAGATAAAACGAAAGTCAGAACCTCGTCAGAAACTGCTGAATTTACGCTTGGTACAGTTGGTCGAATTGATGGCTCAGGCAAGTTGTATAAGTATGTCAAATACAATGGTGGCGCTGGTAGTGTTGCCGCAGTGGCTGGAAACTTTGTATACAATTATGCAGTATCTGGCGCTTCTGCTGGTCAGTACACTGAAGTTACCTCTGATGCAACAGACTCAGGTGGGATTGGCATGGGTGTATTGCAATCAGTTATTCCGACAGGCGGTTACGGTTGGATTCAGATTACAGGGCATGCTGTATTAGGCCAAGATTTGGTATCTGGTGCTGATGGCAATGTATTGACTGCAAAGGGACTTACTACTGAAGATGGAAAGTTGAAAGTTGGCGCTGCTGTAACTGAGTTTATGTGTGCTGTAGCAATTGATGCCTCTGCAAAGATTGTTTTCTTAACTTGCCCATTGTAATAAACATACTGCCTTCCCCCTTCGGGGGGTTGGTAGTTTTGTGCAATAAAACACTGTGCAATAACGTACAGGTTTATAAAGAAACACTACTTAAACAGGTGCAAATATGAGTGCTACAGCAGAGTTTGATATTAAAGATTTTGAAAACCCAGCAGGATCGAATGGAGTTTACGCAAAGTTCTACATGCGTTCTATCCAGAATGAAGCAAAGACAGAGGCAGAGGGTCGCCCTATCTTTGATGATTGTGAGTTTGTTGAGATTATTGCAGCAGGAAACAGCACTAACATTGTGCGTAGACCTGTAAGACCACAAGACAAACAGCGTTTCCGCGATGCGTATATGCGGTTTCGTGAAGGTGATGCAGATCAATTATGTGGCACTCCTTTGGCTGAAGTGGCATGGATTTCTCGTTCAATGGTTGAGGAATTGGGTTATATCAAGGTGAGAACCTTGGAGCAGTTGGCTGAATTGAACGATCAGGCTTGTGGAAGAATGCCTGGCTTGCATGAAATGAAGCGTAAGGCTGCAATACACATCAAGAAAGCTGCTGATGCTGCTCCGTTTGATGTGCTGCACAAAGAGAATGAGGAACTGAAAGCAAGATTGGCGGCATTAGAATCTGCTGCTGAGAAGCCTAAGAAAGGTTAAGGGGGATTTCCCCACTGGCATAGGGATGCACCCCCTATGCTGGATTTTTGGGACTGAAAATGGCACTTATCCAAGTAGCGTCTGACATTATCAATACGGCACTAATTGAATTAGGTCTTGGCATTGTTGACGTTGATGCTGGAAATGGTGATGCCACAGCCACCCAAGCACTGTATTTGCTGAACACTACAGGCATTGAGATACTGAGAAGTCATGACTGGCAGACTCAGCTTGCAACAATGTCAGTATCAGGAGATGGTTCATCTTCATCGTTCAGACTCCCTGATGATTTTGATCGGGCTGTTAATCAGACACAATGGGCAAATAACAACTCGATGCCAATGATTGGCCCATCAAGCCCTCAGATGTGGGCATGGAACAATTTCGGCCTTGTTTCTACTGCTGGAACTTTCCAGTATCGTTTGGCCAATGGAATGTTTGAAGTGTTCCCTGTACCGGGTGACGGGGAAACGTTCTCTTTATACTACATTTCAAGTGGCTGGGTGATCAATTCGGACGATCCCAATGGGTCTCGTGTTGGCAGGGTAACTTATGGTGCTGACATTCCAATGCTAGATAGTCGATTGCTTGTTGCTGGTTTGAAATATAGGCTCTGGTCGGCTAAGGGCATGGATACAACACAGCTTTATCGTGATTATATGTTTCACCTGAACAACCAGAAATCCACTTCTCAGGGTGCGAGAGAGATAAGCCTTACTGCTGGATTTGGGAATGGGCTTATTGGGTTTAACAATGTTCCAGAATCTGGATTTGGTCTGTGAAGCAGTTTTCAGGCACTCGGATGATTGCCAAGGCTGTTAGTTTGCCAGCACCTACCCGGGGGATAAACGACACATCTCCAATGGCTGCCACTGAAGATGGATATTGCATATCCTCGGTTAATTGGTATCCAGGCAATGAGGCCATGGTTGTTCGATCTGGATATACAGAGTGGGCAACAGGTATAAACGATAGCGGTGGAACTCCTGTTATTGTCGATGGTTTGATGGTCTACAATGCTACTGATGGTTCGTCTAGGTTATTTGCGGCAACTAGAGTTGGTATTTTTGATGTTACTGAATCTACCGAGTCTCCAGTCAATGTCCATCCTCTTGTGTCCGGTCATGTTTCATATACGACATTCAGCAATACAGGCGGTAGTTATCTTATTGCTGCCAATGGCGTTGATCCTGTGTGCATGTTTAATGGTTCAACATGGACCAGCTTTTACAATGGCTCCGGTCTTGGTGGAATTACTGGAATCAGTCCATCGTCACTAACTAACCCGACTTCGTTCAAAAAGCGGTTATGGTTTATTGAATCAGGCACGATGAATGCCTATTACCTTGATTTTGATTCATTAGGAGGCACAGCGCATAAGTTCCCTCTATCTGGCGTATTCAAGCGTGGTGGCAGTCTGAACGATATACTCACTTGGAGCCTTGATAGTGGTTCTGGCATGGACGATATGCTAGTTTTCAGGACTACTATGGGGGAGATTGCAATTTATCAGGGCAATGATCCTGCTGAGTCGGCTACTTTTTCGTTAACGTCAATGTATTATGTTGCTCCTCCGATTGGGAAAATATCGGCGGCTGATTTGGGCGGCGATGTTGTTATGCTGACATCTGCGGGAATAATCCCTCTGAGCAAGGTGGTTCAGGGTGTTGCAACTGAGTCGCTTTATGAGTCTGCATTGAGTAGAAATATAAGCAAGACTCTTAATTCTATTGCCTATGCCCATGGTGGCTCAGGGATTAATTCATGGGAGATACATAATCTCACATCGCTCCAGTCATTGATGATTGTTATACCGTCTGACGGAGGCACATCAAGTTATCAATTCATTATGAATGTTCAGACTGGCGCTTGGGGCATGTATGATATGCCTGTTCACAGCGCTGCTGAAAATAACGGTGATGTGTATTTTGGCATGGAGGATGGTCGTGTATGCGTCCACTCTATCAGAGGATTTTCAATTGATAACGTTGGGATTGATGGCTCAGGTGGCACTCCAGTTGTTGCAGAGGTGCTTACGTCATTCAGCTATTTAGGTGATCCTACGGCGTTAAAAAGCTTTAAGCTCGTTCGGCCTATCCTACAGACCAAACTTGATCCGATAACATCAGTAGCTATTGTGACTGATTTCAATATCACCAACGATGTTGTTTATTCTACTCCGCTAAGGCCATCTACTAATTATGGCAAGTGGGGTATCAGTTATTGGAATGCAACAGATGCGGTTTGGGGTAAGGATTCAAAGATATTCACCCCATGGTCAGGAATTACAGGCATGGGATTTTCCGCTGCTTTGAGAATGACGGTTACCTGTGTTGTTCCGGTTTCATTCGTGGCCTATGAGGTTTCTTATGAGAGAGGCGGGATAGTGTGAGTGCTATTACAACAGACCTTATTTACCTTCCTGAGGCGTGTCGTGAGTTAATGCTTACTCCTGCTACAGGCCAACAGCTTATTGGATGTATTGATGGTAATGAACTGATTGCAGCAGGTATTTGTGAGGAGTACAATCAAGTATCTCTCCATGTTCATATATGGATTAAAGAGGGTAGAGTTCCATGCCGTGAGTGGTATGCTGCAATCTTCGACTACCCATTTAATCAGTTGAAGGTTCATAAGATTATAGGTCGTGTTGTAGAGAGCAATGTAGGCGCTTCCCGCCTTGATGAAAACTTTGGGTTTGTGCTTGAGGCTACTATTAAGGGCGGGTCTCCATACGGGGACTATAATTATTACACAATGACTAGAGACCAGTGCAAAATTCTGAACTCTAAATTATGGGCTAAAACAGTGACAAAATTACAGGCGGTTGGAGGATAATATGGGTGGAGGCAAACAACCAAAAGCACCAAAAGCGCCGGATTATGCAAGTCTAGCTACTCAGCAAGCGGGGATTGATAAAGCTGCTGCTGCTGAACAAACTAGAGCTAATCGCCCAACCCAGATCAATGCTTACGGTACTATTGAATGGACAAAGGACGCTGCGGGTAATTGGACACAGAAAGAAACTGCTGCACCCGAGTTTGACCGTGCAAGGTCTCAGATTATGGGACGAGGCAATAAATTTGCCGATCAGATTGCAAGCCAGAGAGACTTCAAAGGTGCTAACCAGGTTAACTGGAGTCCTGATGCAAACAAAGAATATGCCGATGCCATTTATCGGTCAACAATGGACAGGGCCGCTCCACAGCAAGCCAGAGAGAGATCTGCTCTAGAGGGTCGGTTACGCAATCAAGGGTTACAGGCTGGGTCTGAGGCTTATGATGCGTCAATGAAAGACATGCTAACAGCTCAGGGCGATGTCAATACGCAGGCTGCACAGCAGGCTACTATAGGCGCTGGCGATAAATATCGGCAGGATTACAGCGCTCAACTCAAAGGTCAGGATCAGAATTACGCTCAAGATTTGCAGAATTATCAAATGCCATGGGATATGGTTGGTGCTTCTCAGAGTTTGGGGCAGTCTTACAGGCCGTCTTTTGCAGGCTTTGGTACTTCTACCGGATATGCTCCTGCTGATATGGCTGGTGCTGCACAATCGCAGTATCAGACAAAGATGGGCGATTATAATGCGCGTCAACAAAAGGCAGGTAAATAACCATGATGCAGTCAAATGAGCGTTACAAAAAGATTCAAACCTCAAAGGCATTGCGTCAGGGCGATGGTACTTCTCCCTCTGGAAATGTTGGCGGTGGTATTGTTGGGGCTGGCAGAACTCCTATTTCCTCAACTGTTCCAATGCCAAGCGCAAGCGCACAGCCTTCTGCGATGGATCAAATATCACAAGCAGCAAAGACTGGCAAACAGGTTTATGACTTGTATGATGACTTTTCAAAAGCTGGAGCTGCTACAAGTGCTGCAAGTACAGGCTCTGGAATGTTTGGCGCTGGAACAACTGGTGGCGCTGCATTGTCAGGCGCTGGCGATGCCTTTGGGACAACACAAGCAGCTAACACTGGCATGAACTTTGGAGGATGGTCTGGAGGCGCTGGAACGACTGCTGGAACAGTTGGAACTGGATCGGGTTCTGCGTTAGGGTCTGGTGGTTCATTGGCTGGCGGCACTACTGCTGGAACTACAGGAACGGCTGCTGGTAGTGGTATGGCTTCTGCTCTTGGTAAGGGCATGGGTTATGCAGGTCTTGTAATGCAGGGTCTTGGATTAGCTGGCAACATTGGCAAAGAACAAGGCGTTGAAGGTAGAGACAAAGGCAGCTTTGGTGGTCAATTATCAGCAACAGGTCAGGGCGCTGCATCCGGTTATGGAGCTGGCCCAATTGGTGCGATTGTTGGTGCTGCGTTAGGCAATGAAACCTACCAGTATGAGCATGGCAACAGGAAGGGCGGCCCACTTGATTTGAATGCTTGGAAAACGAGCGATGGTCTTAAGGATAAATTAGCATACGCATTGAAGGGTGGCGCTGTTGGCGCCGATGTATCTAGTTGGTTAGGGCTGAACTAATGGAACCTTATGTAGTTGGTCAAGATAGAAACATTCAGAAGAAGGCTCAGATGATTTCAGAGGCGTTGAGGTCTGCCCCCGGGATGCAATCTCGATCTGATTCTACGTTCTACATTCCTGCAAATGGCGCAAGCCCTGCACGGATTGTTAATAATGACCGTGGTCAGATGTGGAACAATATCAAGGATGCTGTAGCTGTAGCTGGTTCTTTGGGTGATGTTTACAATGCTGAACAGGACAAGAAAGATCAGAGTATTGCTCTGAGTCAGGCGGCTGAAGATACTGGCGCTATGACACCACAGAAGATGATGCAGTTGCGTAATCTTGGCGTTGATGTTGAGACTATCAAACTGATGCAGGGCGATAAACCCGACAGGCTTGGTCAGAATCAAATACTGCAATATGGCCAAACTCCTGCTGGAATGAGGGCTGTCAATCAGTTGAAGCCTGGCACTTTCTCTGATGAGGCTATTCAATCTGCTGTTGAAGCTGAAAGGGCTGCACATGCTCAGGATGTAGCAGATAAGCGTGAATTAGCTATTGCTGGTCGCGCTCCATCTGAGCCAAGAGCAAGAACTGAACTCGATGTTCTTATGAATGGAACGGATGATGAGCGTCAAAGACTGGAAAACTTCAAGCTGGTAACCTCTGGTCGTGGAGTATATGACCAATCAGGAAAGGTTGTCCCTAAACCTGTTATGGGAAGGGGGGGTAAAGCTCCTATTGATCCTAAAGCAGAGATGGCCAAGCATGTAGACATGACAAACCAGCTTGAAGCTATGTTAAATGATCCAAGATCAAAGGATGAATTATTTAGCACCAAGCAGGCAATTATTGTTCCTGCTGGCGAGGCTGCAAAAGCTGGCGATAATCCTGGTGTTATTGGGACTCTCATAGGTCAGGCCGCTAGAGGTGAGAAGTCACCAATGGCAACTGAATTAGACAGATGGGGTCAGAAACAGGCTCTTGTTGGAATCAAAGAGCTTTATCCTGCTTCTAACGCTGACATTGCGATGTTGTTATCTATGCAGGCTAAGGCAGGGGACTCTAGGGCAAACATGACGTCTTATTTGAAACAAAGAAGGCTTGTAGAGTCAAAAATAGCTTCTGGAGAGATAAAACCAAACCAGCAACAAGATGGTGCTGATAACCTTCCTGAAAATTGGGATTTGTTCTCTCCTGAAGAACAGGCTATCTGGCTTGGGAGCAAAGAATGACGACTAGGCAGGAGATTGAGGCTAAAGTTGCCGCTAGGCTTGGAACTGTAAAGCCAACTCGCGCTGAGATTGAGTCTAGAGTTGCTGCAAGGATTGGGGCTAGTAAGCCTAAGTTTAGCACTTCTGAGTATCTAAATTCTAATGCTGCCCAACTCGAAAGACAAAGAATGCAGGATGAAGATTCTGCAAACAGGTCTTTTGGTGAGAATATGGCAATCAAGTCTGCTGATGTTATCGGTGGGATTGGTAGCGGCGTCAGTCAGTTATACTCTCGCGCTACAGGTGATGAGGCAGGTCTTGCAGCAAAGCAGTCGGCAGAAGCTGAACACAGGGCAATTATGGACCCCGTTGAGCATACTGCTGGCGGTGTTGCGGGTAATGTTCTTACTAACGCTGCATTGTTTGCATTGCCTGCTGCTAAGGTGGCTCAGGGTGCTAAATGGGCTGGCCAAGCTGCTACCATAGCCCCTAAAACTGCTGCGCTGATTACCGCATTGGCTGGTGAGGGTTTAATTGGTGGCGCTTCTGGCGCTATGACTCCAACGGTTGAAGGTGAGTCACTTGGTAAGAATATAGGCACAAGTGCTGCTATCAATGCTGCATTCCCTCTGGCTGGCGCTGCTCTTAAAGCCCCTATCGTTCAAAAATCGGCTGATACTATTCTTGACTATACTCCTTTTTTGTCTGGAGCAAGAAGAAAGGCTAGGAATGTTGCATTAAAGACAGCGTATGAGGCTGAAAAAGAGGCTACTTCTGCGGCCAATACTGCTGCGAAGGATCAGTTTAAGGCGGCTGTAACTGGTGATGAAATTGCGCAGAAAACCGCTAATCAATCTGTTAAGGAAGCAAGGGCTGCTGCTGTAGATGAGGCAAAGAAAAGAACTCAGTATGTTAAGGCTTTAGCAGAAGGCACTGCTGAGAATGAAACCAGAGCATTGCATGATGCTGGAAGAAAGCATTTGGCAGAATCTGCTGGGTGGTCTAAGTTTCCTAAAAACAAGGTTGAAGCAGAGCAAGAATTGCAGGCAGTAGGCAAGCAATACGGCGCTATGATTGAGCCTGTTAGAATGCCTGTTCCTAAAATGGATGATTTCACACCTGTAAAAGGCAGTGATTTGGCGGCTCATGTCAAAACAATATCGGATTCTGCTGATATTACAGGCAATATCAAAGGAGAAACCTATAGAGATGTAAGGGCTGAAGCTGTTGAAGCTCTTTTTGGCGCGAAAGGCGAGGAAAGGAAACAGCTAAAAACGCTGATTTCACGGCTAGATGAAAACTTTGAATCATCATTACCTAAAGACGTTTATGATGATGTTGTTAAGAAACGCGCTCAGTATTCTCTAGGCGCAACAATGAAAAATGCTGATTGGATTCCAGGCGAGGGCGCTACAGTCGAGTCGTTGAGGAAGCGTATTGATAATGGGCATATTGCAGATGATGTGCGTCTGGCCTTGTATCCTACTATTGAGAAACTTAAAAAGCTGAAAACTGCTGAAAGAATAGATGATACAGTGCCAAGGGATATTCCTGACGCTGCAATTATTCCAGCAAGAGATGCTCCTGACTTATTGCCAACTCCAAACACTCCGAATTATGAGCAACAGGATTTGATAAGGTTGGGGGCTGTAAACACTGGAGCTGCTGCTACACTTGGCCCGTCTGCTGTTACATTGCCAATTGCTGCTTTGGCGATAAAAGGCGCAAAAAATGATAAGATAGCAAAAATGGTAGCTGCATTGAATCGTGGTGCAGCAACAGGTTATGGAACAGTATTAGCCCCTAAAGAGGATTGATTGAATGCCACGTAATAGTAACGGTAGATACAGCCCTCCATCGGGTAACCCAGTAACCGCTGGAACGGTTATAACGGCAGAATGGGGAAATGCAACAGTTGATGACATAGGCGATTGTCTGACAAACAGTTTAACTGTTAGCGGAACAACGATCCCTGTTGCTAATCAGCAGATGGGTGGATTTCGTCACACTGGAGCATCTAATCCAGCAGGTAGAGCGGAATACCTAACGGCTGGGATGGCTCAAGACGGAACATATAGAACACTAACAATCACGAGCGGGACTAATAACCTAGTCGGATCGCTTGTCGGATGGACATCAGCACAAACATCCTACACCAATGGGATGATGATTGCATGGGTTCAGCCAGCCAACAACACAGATGCCGTAACAGTGACTATAGGGTCAGCTCCTACTGTTGATGTACTTGATAGATTGAGGACTCCGGTAGCAGATGGTGACTTATTGGCAGGCCGAACCTATATGGCCTATTACAATGATGGGGCATTTAGTCTTATATCAGAGGTATCCAGTGGTGAGGGTACAAGCCTTGCTGTATCTCCAGTAACTGGATGGATTAGGCCAGCAGGAACGTTGTCATATCCTGCGGTAACTGCCGCATCTACAACAACAGTCAATATCCCTGCTGGTTCTGGCAGGATTTGTCATGTAGGAGCAAATTCCGAATCTGTTTATTCTGATATTAGCTGGGCTGCTTCAGTTGTGACTCTATCTTATGTTGCATCAGGTTATGCAACTACGCTGATGATAAGCTCGTCAGGGGATGTTGTGCAGCTACCGGCCATACCTACTGCATCAGCATTACGAAGCAATATATATCTATGTACTATTTCGCATGTTGCTGGTGTGATTGGTTATATTTACATGAATCCTGCTGTTTTTGCAGATGATGCGTATCTGTCTAGGGATACTGCGGCAATCCTTACTAATACTTTGATTCAGGGCGGCAAGGTAACATCAAACACAAGCACACCCGCTCAAGTTGATATTTCCGAAGGTACTGTTTTTTCACCCGGGGCAAATGGGAACTCGTATACTGATACAAACTTTGGCACTATTGCTGCGGCAACTGCTATCAATTTTTATCCTCTTGCCGGGGAGAGTACTCTAGGCGCTATCCAGGCCAATATCTCTACGGTTGTTACAAATTGGGATAATGCCGGAGTTGTAACTGCCCTCACTGGAGCTGCATACGCTACTGTTCACCGTCTTTATTGGATGCAGGGTCAGTATATTTGGGTTTACGGGCAGCAAGAACATGCCACTTTAGCGGCTGCACTTGCTAATTTAGCTGTTGATAGGTCAAATTATGTACTTTCAACAAGGCTATCTACTGCTGTTTTGCTTGCTGAGATCATTACTTCCAAAAACTCAACAGCAAATCTTACCGACACGACAAAGGCGCTGATAATTTCAGGGTCTAGTCATAGTTACGGATTCGGAGGTTCTGGCAGTATTGCAGATGCACCCGCTGATTCTAAATACTACGGCAGATACAATAATACTTGGACAGAAGTTGTTGCTGCATCAAGCCCTAGCGTCACTGGAAATGTGACTATAACCAAGCAATCTCCACGAGTTGTTGCTAATTACACAGGAGCGGATTCTGCTTACGGTGGCGTTCAGATACAGCGCAGCGGCTTTGACTGGTTCACAGTACAGGTAAGCCCCGCTGATAATGCAACCTATCTCAGGGCACATGATAAGACAACTGGCACTCTGTTATATACAACTAAAATGGACTTGCTAGATGGGTCATGGACTTATTCATCTGATGCTACATATTCTGGCTCTGGAGGCATTAGACTTCCATCTGGGAATACTGCTGCTCGTCCATCATTAGGCGATGGAACAATCCGATATAACTCTGAAACGGGTCTTTTCGAGGGCAGGGCGGCTGGAGTTTGGGGTTCTCTTGGGAGTGGTAGCGGGGGAGGTGGCGGTGGTGCTGGAATGTTTTACACAAATGAAACAGAAATCACAGCAGATTACACTTTGGCAGCAGATACAAATGCTATGACTGTTGGGCCAGTTACAATTGGTACGGGAATTACAGTTACTATTCCAGCGGGATCAAATTGGGTGGTGTTATGAGTACAATTATTTCTGGCGATACTGGTGTATCAAAATTACAGGATGACACAGTTGGGACGAATGCAATCGTTGATGAGTCGATAACTGTTGATAAGATTGATCCAGCCATTCTTGCCGATGTAACAACATCTGTCTTAATGCCAGCGCAGTCTGCTACTGGTGTAGCATCATTATCATTTGATGATATTCCAGCTTGGGCATCTAGATACCAAGTGATATTTTCAGGGGTTAGCCTTGTAACGCAATCTCCGATAATCATAAAAGTAGCAACAACAGCGGGTGTAATATCAACAGGGTATAATTCATCCATTGCTGGAATATCATCTGCGACTGTTTTAGCTGCTATAACATCACCTGTGAGTGGCATAGTTATATCGTCAGGAGCTGGAACTTATGAGTCAACAGGAATATTCACCTTTGAATCAATTGATGGCGTTGAATTAGTGGGTACTGGTGTTTTCTCGCTTGTCGGCAATTCAGCCGCTCCTGTTACCGTTTTTTGCGCTGGCAGAATTGATCCAGGCGATAAGATAACTCGAATCATTATTTCGTCTGTAGACGGAACATATTTATTCGACAATGGAACAATTAGCGTGAGATATGAGGGTGAACAATCATGAGTTTTTCTATTACCCCAAATGCTGCTGGGGCTGTTTTGCAGGTCGATGGTACAACACGGCTTTCAGTTAATTCTGACGGGAATGTCCTATTATCTGGATCGGATACAGGAGCAAATCCAAATGCGTTAATGAGACGATATGACATTGAATATCTTGCACAGTATCAGAGCAAGCAGCAAGGTCCTCGCGTAGTATTGGCGAATCAGATCACTTATTACAGCCTATGGAATCATATTGGCGCTTCTGTTGCATCGGCAAAACGCATAACAATTTGTCTGGATGAGCTTAAATCAGGTTCGACTTCGCAGTTTATGCTGTCATTTGGAGATTACACAAATTCAAACCCATTAGGAATATCATATAGCAGCGCAGCTAATGCTGGCGGTGCAGCGTCAACTCAGGCGGTAGCAGATCAGGTAAGCAAAAGGGGAATTTTGCTTACTCCAACAGGAGTTGTAACAACGATTAAGCTATCTGGAACTATTGTTATTGAAAGAATGCCTGCTGATGCTGGCTCTGCGCCGATGTATCTCATTACCTCTAACCTGTTCAGCGGTACAAGAAATGGCGTAGTTGGAACGGCCGCTATTTATCAAGCAGTGGGGTCATATAAAATATCGTCAAATGATCCTGCGTCATGTATCACATCTGTAAATATAAAAACATTTGCCGAAACGGCTGTTCTTACTGGTAATATGTCAGTCACGGTGGAGGGGTAAGCATGGCTTTATCAACAGATTCTGTAAGCATAAATTATGCTCAGGTAAATGTAACAACGATTGTACCAACATCTGGATCAATCGGGGTGAACCTTGATTCTGGAACGTACATAATCACTCCTACCATGGACGGGGCGACTACTTGGACATTTACAACATCAGCCCCATCAACTCACGCTGTTGAGTTTATGATGGTTCTGACATGTGACGCTATTGGCGCTGCTTCTCAGGATTTCCCTGGTGTTTTATGGCCTGGCGGCACTGTTCCATCTATGTCAACAGGTACTGACGTTCTGAAGTTCGTTATAAACAATGGTACAATCATCGGCTTACGGGTCGGAATAGATATTTCTTGAGGATAGAATAATGGGAACTACGATTGACGATATTGTTGGAATTTATGACACTGTTAAGGGGCTTTATAACTCAGCAACAGCACCTATTGGAGGCGCTCCTGCTGGTACAAAGTCAAGACGGGATTGGGAGATAGAATGGAAATCCAACCCCAATGGCCATACTACGCTTGAGTCTTACATATCTGCTGGTGGCGCTCCATACGTTCCTGCTGCATAACGATAGTTAATAGCAGTATCGGTATAGCCATCCACATAACATCGGATGGAGCTGATCTTATAGCCACTGTGCAGAGCACCATAAAAGCGGTGTTTCTGTACTTTTGGCTTGCGATCATCATAATTACGCCTACGTTTGGCATCCAGTAGGCTATTTTTGTGACTAATTCAGACTCTGGGAGTCCGTATATCATAGCCCCGCCAAGCAGTGAGAAGATTAGTGCGCCTGCGATAAATAGAGTTTTCATGGTGTTCTCCTTGGTTGGTAGTGATTTCAGATTACTCCTTTAATCACATAAGTCATCAGTAGATATACGTATAAGTGTAATACTTTCCGAATACCTTTAATTCTAAATCTACATATTCTTTATTATCAATGCAGTCAATAAAATGATGAAAACTAATACCTAGCCATTTTATTTCAATAAAATATATAGTTCCTTTAGTACTCACTCCAACCTCAAATGCTGCGTGTTTAAGTCAACCCATTGCAGGTACGAGTAATTCCTATTATCGCGCTTCCGCTTCGGCTTTGACGCTGCTTTCAACACCTGAGAACATCGCTCATGATTATACTGCCTACCGCGTTTTTTTTTGCACACAGGGCAGTTGTAGCTGTCGAGCCTCATAAATATCCCCTATTCGTACCACTTTTCTATCTTTTTGTATTCCTCTACAACCTCATCATAGCCAAGATGGATGAGAAAGTCGCATAAGATGTCATCGGCTTCACCGTGAGCTGCTTCTGTATCACCGCTATCCTGTAGCTGTTTCAACTGCTTTATAACCGCTTCGCTGTGTTTCATAACTCTCTCCAATACTTGTTGCTTTCGTATCGCGCTATTTTCCACTCCTTATCTGTATAAAAACGATAGGGTGGCATTTTGCCAGTGCTTAAACATTTTTTAATTTTTTCAATCTTCTGTCGTTTACTTGCTTTGCGCTGGCTTGTTTTGCTCATAACCCTGCTTTCCCAGTGCTGTGACGTAATGTTTTACGTCAGGTGATGTCTAATTAGTGTTAGGTACAACCATCCTCGCGTTTACAGTATTTCCAAAACTTTTGTGGTCTGTGTATTTGTAGCGCCATATTTCATAAGGTCGCTTTAATCCGGTAGGTGTATTCGGTAGGCATTCAGCAAACGCCTTTGCATCACGAAGCATATCAAACTTAGCAACGTCAAAAAGGTGCGCAGCATCCGGCCCGCTTTTAACAAACCACAGAACGCTCACAGAATTACTCCAAGTAATTCACAAGGGCTTTTAGTGCTTTTGGTACTAACGATTGTATTTTTGCCATTTCTATTTCCCCTGATCTCACGCAACTAGCAACCTCAAATTCATATGTCAGAAGCAACGCGGCGAGATCATTCAAAATTTTTGCGTCTGTGTTAGCAAATTTTACCATTTCATCTTTCATCGTAATCTCCTATAGTTGCACCTAACAAGTCGTTCAAACTCGTTCGCTTTGCTCACTGGACGCGGCAAGCCGCGCCGTTTAACTCTTGGTTATGCGTCAACTAGCTATAATTACAGTAACGTTTTTTAAATACAGCAAGCCGTCAAGCTGATCTCTCGGCACACCAATAATGGCAATGTGATCATCGCTTTCTGTGTGCAGCAAAATTCCAGCCTGCCCACCGTATTCCTCTAAATCTCCTATTTCTACGACCTGACCGCTAACCGCAATATGCGTTTCCATAGAAATGTCTTTAGTGTCGTTATGCACATTATTACCCATTATATCCTCCAGATTAAATATGAAATTAGCAATCCTTGAAGTGTAATTGAGGCAAACATAAATAACTGAATTCTGTATAACCTACCAACATCATCTATAATTACTGCCGCTCTCTGCATGGCCGCAACAGTGCATGTTTCTATATGATCTAGTTTGTTTTCTGTTGTTCGCATTAGATCCTCCGTTGTTCGTTTACGCATAACAATTCTCTCATGGTCACTCACTCCACTGGATTCCTTACGCGCATCATCTGACTATGCAGCTCTCGCACATCCCCATCGGTTACTGCATGACCACACCTGACAGCTATCAGCGTGGTGGCTTTGTGGTACTCTCCGGCTTCAACGAGAGCGGATACCCACTCGTCATCATCCATCTGCTTAATCTCTGCGATTAAATCAATCATTCGCGCACCCACTTGTTACGGTTGTCTTTGATTGCTTTCATTATGTCGTCAAGGTGTGCTTCAAAGTCAACCAAATCACCGTCACGGTCTAGCACATCAACCACTTCGATGTTATCGCGTGAGCGTCCTTCCATTTCCTCTGTAGCAACCTGAAAATAAACAGTGACCATCTCTGGCGCGTTCTCTGTGATTTCCAAAATTGTATCTAGCGAGTAGTTTGATGTTTTCATGTCCATGCCATCCGAAGTAATTGATTGCCTAATCTAGCACATCCAACACGATCCTCAATTGTGGAATATACAGAGGGGAACTCTGGGTGTTTCCTGCTTTGGTCTTGCACCCTGCGGCGGCGGTTTTTATCCCTGTTCGCAGGATTAGGCTGCTTGAGTTCGAGGTTTTCTATCTCGTTTTTGGTAATGTCGTTGTCCTTGTTCGTCACATACGCGCCATTTGCTACTGGCTCACCGCTAAACGCTACCCACACAAGCCTCCTCACGCTCTTTGACGTATAGCCCTCTGCGTTCTTGAGGCTCACGTTGTAGCAGTTATTGCCTAGCTTCTGCTGCACTATGCGCCCAGGCAGAAACCTCTCCCCTGCTTTGCTGTGTGCCTTTATCATCCGGTCTTTGCTCCGAACGAATCCGGTATTGGAAACCTGATAATCGGGGTAGCTCGGTATGTCTTTCCATTCTTCAGTCATGTTGCTCCCCACTCGGATTAATTGATTTTTCCAGCTTAGTTAGACGGTCATCTAAGTCAGTAATTGCTAGCGCTGAAAGACAAAACACAGTAACCAACTCATGACCGGCTATCAGAAAATATACGGCAGATAAACCCCAAAACCATTTCATAAACATATCTCAGTCACGCTACGTTACTCCATGGCTTGTGTATCAATGCAACTACAACATCAGGTATCGGTGTGCTGTCTATAACATCCGGTGCTGTGTCTCGTTTGCGCTCTCGTCTTATACGCTGCTGTATAAGGTGGCACGTTGGGCACTTCATGCCATTCCCCACATAACCTTTTCATGGCCGTATGAGCAGTGTGTCGATGTGCCTTTCATTTGCCTGCCGTGTCAATCAATTTACAGAATGCAATAATGGCATCAGCCTCTCCGTTACAAAGCATTTTGTCTGGGTATGTTTCGAGAATACCTCTAACAGATAGCATCGCTTCCAGCAGCTCATCGCGCTGTTTCTCCATATCGCTTACTAACAGTTGATACTCTCCGATGGCTTTGTCTTTCATAGCCAGAGCCATTCCAATTCCTGAACCATGCGCCCAAGCTCGTATTTCATCAATCTCTTTTGAGTCCATATCGTGCAGCGCATTCACGCAGGCGACTATGCGGTTGGCGTTTGCCTCGTGCTGACTCCCGACTCCTGTGACTATGCGAGTTTCGCCATACGATCCATGTATAAACCTGTCAAAATAATAATCTTTCGATAGCTTCCACGGCTCAGGTGTGTGTTTCATCAGTATTTACTCCCGTAATGCCATCCTTGGCAGTGTTGGTCAGAATGGGATATTTTCGGAGTCGTCAAACTGCGGCGCTTGCTGTTGCTGCAATTCAGGCTTTCCGTCCATTCGCTTATATCCAGACTGCGATGATTCGCCCTTGCTGTCTAGCATCTGGAGTTCATTCACGACAATCTCAGTCGTGTATTGATCCTTGCCTTCTTGGTTCGTCCATTTGCGGGTGCGTAGTGCGCCGCTGATATATATCTTGCTGCCTTTTTTCACGTACTCGCCTGCGATTTCGGCTAACTTTCCGTAAATAGCAATGCGATGCCACTCTGTACGCTCTTGAGGCTGTCCAGTGGCTTTATCTTTCCACGATTCACTCGTTGCTAGGGTTAGGTTTGCAATAGCTCCACCATCCGCTCCGTAGCGTATTTCAGGGTCTTTCCCTATATTGCCTACCAATATGACTGTATTAACGCCTTTCTTACTCATTTTGCTTTCCTCTTAGGTTGTTTAATAATCCAATATGATTTAACTCGTGATATTTTCCCTGACGTGCTACATGTAATTAACCACTTGTTGCCAAACACATAGCCTTGCTCACGCATATCCGCTAGCCGCCTGTGCAACGATGTGCATCCACAGTACATGGTAGCGTGTAACTGTGTTATTCCGCCGTGTGTCTTGATGTAGTTAGCTATTAGCTGATACTGGTTCATTCTGCACCCCTTTCCGCTATCATTGCGTCTGCCAGCTTATATGCAGCAAATGCATAATTATCACACTCATAAAGTCCTTCGTTTCCAATCCTTGCAATAATAGGTCTAGAGTTTTCTCCAAACTGAGGTTCTGTAATCAGAGCTAAAAGCGCCTTTGCCGCAAAGTAATCGCGCAGGGTCATGCCCGATTGATCTGCTGAATTTCCTTCTGGATGATAGCCACATGGAAAAGCTGACCCGCCTGTATTAGTTTTCATTCTGCACCCCCTTGAGTTTTCAGCCAGGCTAATGCCCGTGCTAGTGCTTTGCTTGCTGACCGTGCGAAAAACGATGCCTTCACGTTGTCGATTCGTGCGACAAACATCGTGCCTGAGCGATTAACCCTGACTGTTTTACCGCAGTCTGTTGGGTAGATATGGAGTTCGGTGCGGTCATTCATACCTCACCCCCTGCCTTCTCCATTGTTTCCCTAGCGGATGCTGCATCTGCGTCTAGATCACGAAGCGCACATGCAAAATTACCCTTTACAGTTTTATAGCAATATGAAACAGTGTTTGCCGATACTTCTAGTCTTTTAAGAGACTTAATAAGGTCTGCGTTCTGTTGCGTTAGTTTCATAACTCTAGCAACTTCTTTGTCTAGGCAAAACTTTAGGTCATCACGATGCTTCTTGGTTGCCTCAAGCTCATTATCCTGAGGCCCGATTCTGCCTACGTCATTTATGGTCATACCTCACCCCCTACAATCTTTTGCAGCTTGATAATGATTCCATTCAGATAGTGTGCGTCATCTCCGTTGCAGTTCATCATTTCGCACTTGTCAAAATCAACAGGGACTAGCATGTACTCGCCAATATTAACGTACTCTGTAACAGTAAAATCAGTGTGCAAAATAACTGTTAATCCTTGAGTGCCTCCGAATATCTGCACGGACACAAACGCCTTGCGCTGCTCGTAGCACTGACGCGCTAGATCAATGATTTCGTGAATCATATCAGCCGGAGTAGATGGGATTGCTGGTTCAAAGTCTGGATGGTCGTAAATCATTATGTCTGACATGTGGCATTTCCTCGCTGGGTTTGGTTTAGGTGGTTCATTGCATCACGTCCTTGTGATGGTGTATCTAGTGGATAGTACCTATGCCGCTGACCACTCATTGCAGCGCATTTGCTCACGCTCTCGAGTAGTAAACCAGCCGCCTTTGCTCGGCGCTTTCCACAATGCTGACTTAACGTCTGCGTCTAGCTCGTTCCATGCTTCCTTGGCTGTGCTGTAGTCGTTTGACTTTAAGGCTTCACGGATACATACAAGAGAGTCTAGCCACTTGTCGCAGAGCGCTGTGTAAAGAGCTTCTTCTGCTACTGTGTCTGCTTGCTTTGCCTTGGGTTCAGCAACAGGCTTCTCAGCGTCATCAGTAACGTGCAAATCACCCTTATGCCATAGGTCAAGTGCAGCGCCAAACCTCATGCCTGCATTGCGTAGGGCATCGCCTATACGCTCCTTCATCGCATCACCGCCTGTCTTGCCTTGTGCGTCACCGTAACCCAAACGAGTAACGCCAAGCACGGTCAATTTAATCCACATTCCGCCGTCACGGTCTAACGCAGGCTGCCCGTCTTGTGTCCACGATACAGGCTCCCAATTCCAGTCAGGGTCAACGTCAAGCAGTCTGTCAGTCAGCGCGGCATGGCCAACGTAATCTAAATGCACTACGTCTTTATGATGCCATCCTTTGCAGATAGGGCAGCGCATACCCGCCTTGAAGTCTGCTTTTAGTGCATCAGTTTGTTGCTTGGTGGGCTTTGGAAGCTTGCTAATCTGGTTCTCTAAAAATGGTGTACGCATTGTAATCATGTTGTATTCCTCGCTCGGATTGAGTTGCTATCGTTTCATGGATTAAGGTCAGGCTGTATAGGTAATTACCGCTATGCGAATGACATTATTTCATTCACCCAGTTATCAATGGTCGTGTAGTCGTGCTTATCGCTCTTGATAATCTTCTCAAGTGCGTACTGTATCGTTAGCCGATAAAGCCTATCGAAGCCAACCTCATCAAGTGCAGCGAAGCTGATAGACTTGGCTACTGCCTTTGCCTTGCCATCGATGCCAATGTAAATATCGTAATGACCTGCCGCAATGGTTATCTGCTCGCGGAATAGGTCACGGTTTTTAACGCAAGCCACGCCGCGAAACTCTACCGAATCAGGCTGCCACAATTCAAACAGCACGTCATTTAACAGCACGAAATACTTTTGCAGGTACTTGTAATTACGAGGCTTGCTCCACTTCATGCGATACACAGCACCGGATTCCATCGCGTTCAGAGTCTCGGTATCTGCCTCGGTCATTGGGAGAAGGATACCTTGGCGCTTGATTAGTAGTATTTCACTCATAAACCCTACTTTCTGCTTGGTGTGACGTAATTAATTGCGTCAGTTGATGTCTAATTAGTGTTATATGCCTAAAACGGCACAGGCTCTAAAACTGTTTCTGCTTTGTCGTTTCTGTGTGCGTAGGCGTACTGTACAGCCATCACGTTAAATACGCTCCAAGGTGTTGTGTAGCAGAATCTACACTGTTCCTGCATTGGCTCACCATCGCCATCAGGCACAACATAGAATCCAACATCTCCACAGTCGCAATGCTCAACATCAAGGCATATAACAACGCGCTCAACATCGCTCGTTTCACTCGCTGGACTCGCTTCATTCACTTCGTTCATTCGCTCACCTGTTAGCTTGAGGTTATATGCCTAATCGCCATCGTAGCATCCACAAGGCGCATCACGGTTTAAGTCTGTAAATCCGAACATATCATCCGTGGCGATTAAGTCTTTCCAGCGCCATGCTCTGCCAAGCCCGTAAATGCCTGACTGTTTCCCGTCTTCGGCTCTGCGCTCTTGTGCTAAATCCTCAAGATCTATAGCTTTTTTAATCAGTTCAGGGTATTCAATTGCCATTTTTTTTATTTCGTGCGGACTCATGTTTGGGCAAAAAAAGCATGACGATTTCCCAGCAGTTGGCAAGCCAGCATCAATCAAAGATTGCACACACTCCTGCCTGCCCATCTCCCATTCTATAAGCGGAAACCAGTCTATATCGCCACCCCTGTTTTTTCCTTTAGCATTTTCAGACCGTTTCACTTCGTCAAAATCATAACCAACGATTCTTATATGTGGGTGCATTTTGCCAAACGTACTATCTATAAACCATTGCATAGGCTCTATTTTGAATTGTACTGAACAGCTTTTATGCCCGTAGGCAATAGCGGGGAGCATCCTATGGCTTATGCAATAATTAACGATTGATCCCTTTTTGCTTTGCTGTTCATTTTTTATAAAAGTTATTTCTGGATAACCATGCCTCACAGCATAAGAACTCATAATCTTAATGTGCTCGTATGTATGCGGCATTTCTGCGCCAGTGTCAGCAAAGATTATTAAATCTGGCGGCTCATATCCGCGCTTGATAAGCTCTACTAAAATTGCTGAAGAATTAGTACCACCGCCATAGGTTAATACTGCTGGCAAATCATGTGGATATTTCATCTCTTTATCCTATGTATAGCGCACTTCTTGCCGACTGGAACAAGACAGCCACATGGCCGCCAGGTGTGTGATGGTTTAATTGCTGTGATGGTCATGTAAAGCTCATTATCTCAGATACCCAGTTATCAATCGTTTCAAAGGACTGATCTTTCCGCGTGATGATGTGCTTTATAGCGTAGTCGATAGTCCTACTGTACAGCTTGGCAAACTCTACCTCATCCATCTTGGCAAAGCTGATAGACCTAGCGACTGCTTTAGCCTGCCCGTTTATGCCGATGTAAATGTCGTGATGACCGACTGCAATGGTAAGCTGCTCTCGAAACAGGTCGATATTTTTCTCTGATACAAGACGATTGCCATGCTGAACGTTATCAGGTGTCCACAGCTCAAATAGCACATCTAGCAGCACAAAGTACTTCCTTAGAAACTGCCCGTTACGAGGCTTGCTCCACTTCATGCGGTAAACCTCGCCTGCCGTCATGCCTGCGATTATCTCCGCATCTGCCTCGGTCATCGGGTGCAGTGAGCCGTGGCGCTTGATGAGTAGCAGCTCAGACATTCTTCAACCCTCTCAATTTAGCTTTGTAGTGCGACTGGATGGCTTTAAGTTCATCTATTGTCCAACGCTTAGTTTCGTGATTATTGTCGAGCCAATCTACCAACTCCTGCCCGTGACTAGCTATCAATGATTTCCGAAACTCTACAAGGTTTCCTGATAGATTCAGGTTACAGCGGACGCATTGGCCAAAAATGTTGCGCTCGTCATAACGTAAAGCGCTGTTTATCCCTGACGGCCTGTAGTGTCCTGCATGGCGTTGGCATTGATCCGCAGGCGATCCACAAGATTTGCACGGTAATAGCTTGTCACGCTCTCGCACATAGGCATGACAGGCTTTCTTTGCAAGTTCCGCTTGTGTGTGCTTGTCATTGTCGCGCCACTCCTTCTTTTTCTTGCGTGTAACTGCGTTAAATGCCTTGTCCTTCGCTTTCTCGACAGACTGATACGCGCACCTTGGAGAGCATGTTTTCTGCCCCATGCGGTCAGGTGTGAATGGTTCAGCGCAGTTCATGCACTTGCGTTGTTTCATAAACCCTACTTTCCCAGT